ATTATAACCAAACAGGCTGAACAAATGGATATCCATACCAAGAATGGGAATGTCTACTATGGCAACAGAATACTTAATGAGTTTGATTTTACGGACGAGTTAATTGATGCCATACGACAGAAGAGTGATAAACCGCATTTTTCCAATGATCGGATAAAAGCGATTATGAGAAACATTGTCGCTAGTAATCCTAAGGTTAGAATTTGGGGAGGAAGGAATGCCTTTATCAACTACATGGTCAAAGCGGTAAACAACGAGAAGGAATTCACCAAAGAAGAGAAATCACAATCGCTTGCGGAAATGAAGAGAAGGGAGGCAGAAAAACTACTATGGCAATTTGAGAATAAAATAATCACTTATTTTTAACAGGGTAGTAGCAAGATGGATCAGGATATTCTTACAAAACTAGAAGAGATAAAGGCTTTAGATGCAAAGAACGAGAAAATAGCTATAGGCTATATGCTTCAAAATGAGCATGCTGCTATTAATGCAAGTAGGATAGTTCATGAAAAATACTTTGTAACTCCTCAGGCCGCCCATGTTTTTAAAATTGTTAAGTCTTATGTATCGGAGGGGAAATCGGTAAGTGATATTTATTTTCATATTAATTCAATATCAGAGGAAGACTGGAAAGGTTTTGCTCAAGGTATTTCAAGAGAGGACTACTTAAGACAATGTATAGTTTTAGCATTACCTTTTCTTGGTAGTGATGTTGTAGCAGAAGGTGCATTTGCCAAAATACAAAAACAGTATTTCAGAAGGGAAGCTTTTTTTCTTTATGAGAATGCAAAACCAAAGATTTTAAATACGGCAGATAGTAAAGATTTAACAGAGGTAGTAATTGATATCAATAACCAGTGCAATGCTCTTCTTGATGGAATGATACCAAACAAAGAGCATGATTACGAAGCAGAAGTAATGCAGGTTTTAAATACCAAGGAGCAAGCTGTAATCAGTACTGGTTACAAGGCTCTTGATGAGATTATTGATGGATTTAGACCTAGTCAATTAGTAACAATTGGAGCAGGTACTGGAGTAGGTAAGAGTGCGTTTGCCGTTAATTTAGCTTTAAATATTACTAACCAAGGTTACAAAGTAGGTCTTTGGTCTTTTGAGATGGATAAGGAGGAAGTTTATCAAAGGATAATTTCAAATATTACTGAAATTAGTAGGAAAGATAGGTTGCATGCAGAAGAACGTTACAATGCAGTTAAGAAATATTTTAAAGAAGCTAAAGATAATATTCAGATTTTTACTGATCGGATTAAGGATTTAGGAAGTTTCTATCTTCACTGCCGTAAGGAAAGTATCAAGGAAAACATGAAGGTTATAATTATTGATTATGTTCAATTAATACATTTATCAGGTTTTACGGGTTTAAACAGAGTTTCTGAAATAGAACTCATTACAAAGACACTAAAAAATATGGCTAGTGAGCTTGGTATTACAGTGATTATACTTTCCCAGTTATCAAGGGAATATCAGAAAAGAGAAAATAAACAACCGATTTTATCTGACTTAAGAGATTCAGGTTCAATAGAGCAGGATTCAAATCTAGTAATATTCTTGCACAGGCAGGATGATTACCCACTGATGCTAAAAGATTATGAAAAAATAATTACGGTCATAATAGCAAAAAATAGGGACGGTCGTTCGGGATCATTTATTTTAAAATATCAGGGAAACATAACAAAATTTAGGGAGGAGTAAATGAGCGAACTAGAAGCTAGAAAATACACGTCAATTCGCGATTTAAGAGAAGAGATTAGGGGGGATATGGAGGACTATAAGCTTTTATGGACTGATGAATATGTAGGAGTAGATACTGAAGCCGTGTATTTATTTAACCGAAAAAAAGACAATGATCTTCGTTTTTGGTTTTCAAAGTACTTAGATAAACAAATCGATAACAACTTATCAAAATTAAAAGAACTAGTGGAGCAAAACAATGAGTAAATGGAATAACTTTAATGATGCTGAAGACCAAATGTCTTATGAGTTAATACCGCATAAAACCATAGTAAAGGTCAGGTTATTACTTAAAAAAGGCAACCACGTTACAAAAGAGTGGCCAGACGGCTATGCTACTAAGAGTAAATCGGCTACTTGCGTATATCTTGCCTGTGAGTTTGTAGTTTTAAGTGGTCAGTATGAGAATAGGAAAATCTGGAGCAATATTGGTCTTCATAGTGATAATTCCGAGAAATACGGCGAAATCGGTAGGAGTATGATCAAGGCAATACTTAACTCTGCTAATTCGCTGCATTCCAAGGATAAATCACCAGAAGCAGAAAAACAAAGGCAGATTAAGAGCTTTGCTGATCTTGATAATTTACAGGTAGTAGCTGAAATTACCATCAAGACATTAGGCGATCAATCTCGTAACGAGATCAAGACCATAATTACGCCTGATCATGCCAGATATAGCGAATTTATGGATGAGAGAAGCGGTAAGTTTCCTATTAACTATAAACAAACTAATGATACTTTTGAAGAAGAAGACAAGTTACCGTGGGTTTGATGAACTGCAGTTTTAAGGAGGGGTATGAGTGAAATTTATAAATTAAACAAGCATGATGCAACGTGCGGTATGTTAAAACCTTTAACAAATCAATTAAAAAGCTATCAAACCAATCAATTTAAAGATGATTTTCAGTTTTTGGCTAATTTATACGAGGATTTTCATAACGTAGATTGGTTTTTAACAATAAGTAAAAATTTTAAGCAAGGAATATTTTTTTATAATGCTTACGATGGATTACAAGGGTTAAACAATAAGAATGGTTACAGAATTTTACCCAAAACTGATACGTTGCATTATCTTGATTTTAGTATAGCAAAACACTTAAGGCGCATGGAGTCTCATATTGAAATGGGCAATAATTGTTCACACTGTGAAAAAGTTATTAACCTCAATCTTTATGAATATAAAAATTGTACAAGGGGAGTAAAAGATCGAGAGAAATTAAGAACCCTAGATTACCAAATTTTTAAAAACTTAATAACCACAATAGATTTTCTTATTGGAATTGTTAGCGCAAAGCCAATTATCCCTATGGAAAGGTTTTTTTTAAATAATCAAAAAGCAGAAAAAGAATAAGAAAAGAGAATAAATGAGCCAAGAGATACAACGCTGTATTAGCAGTGTTTACAATGCGATAGAGAATTATAATACGTGTTACGAGTTTACTGAAATGCGTTATTGGTTATTAAACAGCAATTTAGGCAGGAATGAGAATTATTTATCCGTAATATCGCAAATAGATAAGCAGAAAAAGTTAATAACCAGGAATTTAACTCAGCTATCGGAATCATTTGACGACCTTGAGATATTGATTAACCAATCAAAAAATCTGGTACAATTAGAAAGGAATAAGGATAAGCAGTTTGCTAAGCATTATGAGAAATATCATGCAAAATTAAATAGAGCAGTAAATGAAAGCAAAATGTGAAGAAATTATTATTGATCAGTATTTAAAGGGGAATATTAGCAATGAGTTTAAAGAGTTTTTATTGCTAGGACTTGCTGTTCCTGAAGACAAGAAACCTTTTCCTATGGATTTTAATGTATTACTCAAGACGTTAGAAAAAGACCCGAAAAGCTTTCTTGAAGCAGGAGAACCCCTGTTTATGTCCATTTTGGATTCAATCTCTTCAGGGATTTGTACCGAGGAGGAAATTATTTCGGCATTCAAAGATAGAATAGAGGAGTTAGAAGAAGCACGGGACTAGTGAATATTGGGTTATAATGAATTATTAGAGTCCAAAATCCCTATAGAGAATATGAAGAAAAAATTAATAAAACAAGTTACTTCAGGTAGACCGACAAAATATGTTCAAGAACAACATATTGGATTGTTGTTTGATATTTTTAACCAAAGCGAGGGAGTTATGGCTTTTTGTGCTGAAGCTATGATTAGTCAAGCTACGTTCTTTAATTGGTTAAAAAAATATAAGGAATAAATGTTTGAGACGATCAAGCAAGGTTTAAGCGATCAGGAGATCAGCTTACAGGACGGCGTGCAGCTGGCTACTATCGCTAAAACCGAAGCAGATGTAAAGAAAGGTATTGCAGAAGATAGAGTGGTATCAGAGCAGATGAGTATAGATGAGGCCAAGGCATTTGCAATAGAACTAGATCAAACCCTACAAAAATTGGATTTGTTAGAAAAAAATATGAAGAAATAATTATGTCAACAGAAAGATATATTAATAATGTAGGTAGAAAGGCATATAGAAAACCTTTAGCAGAAGAAGAGAAAGATATACTAAGTGCAATTAAACAAGATCAACGAGCGGCATTTGCTCGGTACAAGGAGCTAGTCAAAGCTCGTAAGGAAAGAGAAAAGTTGCGTCCTAGAGAGCCTGAAGTTTATCATCATGACATCTATAAAAAAAATCATGAGAAAATCAGGATTGTCAAAGCCTATGGTATAATTACTTTAGAATAGATAAGAACGTAGAGTAATTAAAGAAACATGTTAAATGTTCTAGATATTTTCTCAGGAATAGGCGGTTTCTCAATAGGATTGGAAGCTGCAAGCATGCAGACTGTTGCGTTTTGTGAGATTAACCCATTCTGCCAAAAAATATTAAAAAAACATTGGCCATCCGTACCTATATTTTCTGATATTACCACTATACATAAGGAAGACTTAAAAGCTCTGCCAAGAATAGACGTGATTGCTGGGGGCTTTCCCTGTCAGGATATATCGGTAGCAGGCAAGCAGAAAGGAATAGAGGCTAAACGTTCAGGACTATGGAAAGAATTTGCGAGGTTAATAAATGACATCAGACCCAAATATGCAATTATCGAAAACGTGGCAAACCTTCGTAGCACGGGACTTATCAGCGTCCTGCAAGATTTATGGGAGATCGGGTATAATGCAGAATGGCATTGCATACCGGCTTCCGCCTTTGGTGCACCTCACAGACGGGATAGAATATGGATTATTGCCCA